CTGTTGGATCAATGCCCATGACATCAGTCCAACCATTTGGTGCAGCACCTCGTTGAGCGAACTCACCAGTTACCGCAGCGCCTGTAGTGTCGCCAAGCAGATGCTCGCTGATGAATGAAGCGATGCTGTAGGGACGCTTGCCGCCTGCACCTTCCATGTCGGCGTAGTTGCCGTTTGAGCCTTGCCACAGGTCGGCCTCAAACCCATTCGTGATCGAAGTCCAGAGACGCTGCTCTTTGATCCGCTTGAGTTTCTTGTACTGAACCTTGGCTGCTTCCTTGGAAGAGCCTTCGGAAATGTTGAGTTCCACTTCCTGATCGGTCCACGCCATGTGGTCAATCGTGAAACGCCACGGGGCAGCGATCGTGTCAGTGACCTGCACGTTCTGCCATGTGAATGCCTCATTGGGGAGGTAGTGGTCGTAAGTGTTGCCATCATCGAACATGATGACATCGCGGATCTCTGTGCCGCCTTGAACGGTTCGCTCGGTCCCCTTCTCTTTGAGAAGTCGGGAGAAAGCATAGGTGTTCTTTACGGCTTCGTTGATCACAGACTCGGCATTCGACAAGTATGTCGGCCCAGTTGTGTTCATAAAGTCGTTAAAGACTGTAATAGGACTGCCAGACATTGGTCAGTCTCCTTCTATGTTCTAAGTCTTCGATGGACATCCTCGGCAGATCCCCCACTCATCAGCACATCAAGGGCAGCATCTTCTTTACTCTCAGGTGCTTTTTCTGGCCTTCGTGGCTGTGACTTGGGGGCCGAGGGTTGACGCCTTGATGGCTTACGTTGTGCTGGTGGGTTACCTGCCAGATTCTGGTAAGCCTGTGTCAACATAGATCCAACGGATTTGAATGACTTGGGTTGAGTGCGACCTAAACGTGACATTTCTGTAATGACCGCTTCTTGTGACGGAGCGTTGTCTCCGTATTGGGTTCGGGTCGTTTGATCTGCCGTTTCTATTTGGGTCACAATATGTTGAGCAACAGCACGCTGCTGTTGCTGCTGAGTTATCTGCTGGACCGCCTGTTTGGTGGCCTCGGCAGCGCGTTCTGAAATCATTGCATGCACAGTCTCTGCTGCTTCGTCGCCAACGATATCACGCAGTGAATCGGGGATTGTTGCCCCGGTTTCTTGTGACGGTTGCCCGTCTTCCGCCTGTTGGGCGGGCTGTAGTCTTTCTTCCATCTCCCGGAGTCGGTTGGAGTATTGATCCACATCCGTCTGCCGCTTGCCAGCCCTCTCGGCCCACTCCTGAGCAGTCTTCGGATCAAGTGAGTCGATGACCTCTTGAGGCACGTTGTCACGACGAAGGATCTGCTCAAATGCGGCCCTGTCTACTGTGTTCTCGGGCTCCGGATCGAATTCCGGTGCTTCTGCAACCTCTTCGGTTGACATCAATTCATTAAGAACTTCATCATCTTCTGCGGTGTTCTCGTCATCTAACGGGAACGCCGCTGCGGAATCATCTGTCACTGGTGCTTCAGTTGGTTCTGATGCAGTCACCACTTCGGTTGCTTCCGCTACTTCTGTTTCTTCTGTTTCAGGGTTCATATCATCGGACATGTCCATACTCCTCGGTTGATGGTTTCAGTTCTGGGATCACTTCTTCCGACTCTTGTTTGCCGGTTTCTTCTTGGCTGCCGCCTTTGCTGCGGCCTTCCCTTTGGGCGTGTACGGGTACTTCTTGTTTCCGACTTGTGGCATCTCAATAGTCCCTCACATACCCGTGCTGTGATGCGACATTCGCCTCATGCCTGCGGGAAGTAATGATTGGCTTGCCCTGACTGTTTGTCTTGCATCCATCAAGGTTGCGGGGCAGTGACTGCGACACATAGGGGTAGTTCCAGCGACACGCGCCCACATCCACCTGCATGTCTGTCTCGGGCAATCGTCGGTACTTCTGGTCACCCATTTCAATTACGCTTCCAATAGAAGGCGCGTCTGACATGGAATACACCAGACGTACTTTCTCCTCGGTCGATACGTCTTCAAACAGATATTGTGGCACTACTTTGTCCCCTCTTTCTGTTGCTGTTGCTGTTGTTGCTGTTGCATCTTCTTCATGGATTCTTCCAAGCGTTTGGGGTCTAGGATCGTGCCAAGTTCCGGTATGTTGATTGAATCACCGACCGTTGACAAAACTCGCTTCCAGTCCACCCATGGTGACATGACCATTTGCTGTGACAATGCACCGATCACCGACATGAGTTCAGACCCACGCCGTTGCTGCATTACCTCGCTCACTCGCTCCATCGACATGGCGTCGATTGATACGAATAGATCCTCAAACAGTCCGACCCCAGATCCACCTGTAAACAACCCATCATCTGTAAACGCCAGAGCCATGTCTTGGTCGCCTATTGCGAACGCCACACGGCCATCGTGGAACATGTACCACATTGCTGCTGTCACCACTCGGGTGGCGGCGTCAGCGAACTCTCGTTTGAGGTGTGCGATCCGAAGACCAGCGGCAGACTCTGCAGCAGCGACCTCGGTAGCCGTTGCCGTGCCAGTCACGTTGCCACGCATTGCATCGTGAATACCAGAGACTCGGTCTAGTCGGTCTTGGCTCAGGCCCGCATATGTCACTTGCTGGGAAGTTATGCCACCCAACTCAATCGGCACGATTTGTGACGGGTCCAAGCCGTCCACAAGGACAACAGTCAGATCGTCTCGGTCACGAATATCGTTGGCGAGTTTCTGGTTGCGACTGTCCGTTGCGATGATCCGCTTGTAGGTCGCCGCCGAGTGCGTCATGCTCCGTAGGTGATCATTTAGGTCCGTGATCTGTGGCATAAGTGACACAATCGGACTAAGTGGGTAGGGGTCATCCGGCACGTTGTAGCACCCGAAGACCACATACGGACCTCTGTGGGTGCCGTAGTACGGACGCGGTTCGCGAGCAAAGCCGTACGACTCCTCAGCGTCACTAGACGCTTGGCCCTTTATCACCGTGATGATGCTGCCACTGTGTAGGTTGTTACCACTCAGTGAGTCGTCGTCATCTGCCTCAGTGTCAATCTCAGGAACCCAAATCTCGTACACCGTTATTTGCTTGCGGTCAGGCCCTTCCCGGCCCGTGAGTATGTCTCTCTTACTGTCGTCGTTACTGGTGCCGATTGTCTCGACAAGATCCAAGTCCCACCCTTCCTCTGACTCGGCCTTCGCGATCAGGTCGTCTTGGTCGATCCGGTACGAGTGGGCCATGTACCTTGCTTCCTCGGCATGGCTCGCCTGTGGATCAATGAGGAAGTCGTGCGGGTCAAGCCTGTACAGCCTTGGCATCCACGGCTCACTCCCTCCAATAGACCGCATGCTACGGCTCGGCTGGTTGGTGATCATTCCAACGCCAAAGCCCATGAGCATGTCGGTCGCTATTCGGGAGAGAGTGGTCCGTAGATCCGTCATCCTTACCCACGAATTACAAGCCGCCTCCATTTGCGGCGCGAGTGCAACTTGTGAGAGTGGTGTGCGCGTACTGATCGACACCTTAGGGTTGTCGTAAACAATACGCGGCAACATCAGTGCGATGTACTGGTGGACGAAGTTCTCAGGATCACCCTTGCTTGAGGAATCACCCCGGTAGTCTGGACCCGTCAACCTGTTGACCATGTCAGTCCACGAGGTGAGGTGTTGATCACGGAAATCCTCCGCAACCTCCAACTCCTCCTGCCAGCGTGTTAGATCAAACTCAATCATCAGTCTTATTTGCCTCGCCGCATGTCTTACACTTGCGGTTGTAGGGGACCATTCGATTCAGTGCCTCTCGGCGTTTATTACAAGCCGTGCAAGGCTTAACCTTGCCACCAGTTACAGACTTGATCGCTTTGGCGAGTGTGTCGCCTATGCCAGATGAATCTGACATATCAGCGACCACCACCACCGCCGCCGCCGTCAAGTCCGCCACCACCACCGCGAGGTGCGTAATTTGGCTTGTTCCTGCCCGGTGCTGACTTCATCGCATTGCCCGCCCTCTTTGCCCGTGATTTCCATCCCGACCGGCCACGAGTGCGACCACCAGATGCAGAGCCTTGAGCGTTGGGGACTGGCCCCATGCCACTTGTTTCAGTCAAGAAACTGTCAAATCCATTAGTCATTCAGAACCTCCTCATGGTTGAGAACTGCGCCGAGTGAAAAGTCCGGCAGCCGTTCTGTTGGTTCGGGTCCAAGCCCGCCGTCTTCGGCGAGCAGAAGTGCCAGTGCCAAGGCGATCACACGGTCACCGTGCGCCTCCCTTGCACCACTGGTTTCGCTGCGGAGCCGACCGGGGCCGAGTCCGCCTGTGTCATACACGATGTAGTCACCCAGTTCAGTCAGAACTTCCTCCCCGTACAGCACGATCTCACCGCGACTGAGCACGGTCGATAGCCGTCCAAGTAGGGCGCGCTTGCTTTGCCGGGTCGATGTCCAGCCGACTCGCTTGGTCCGCTTGGAGTCGATGGTGCCAACGATTCGCTCCTTGAACACGTGGGTCCAGCCCGTGCGGTCAATGTCGTGTTGCAGGGATGCACCGGGGCCGTTTCGCTCCCAGCCCAGCAGCGTCTGCCGCCGTCCCTTGAATACATGCTTGATCATCCTCACCAGTTCTGATGCGAGGTCATGTCCGCCGATGAATGGGTCTGCGAACTCTGCCGCAACGCTCATATCCCTGACGTTCAGGATGCACGCTGCTGAGTTGGCCGCGCCCGTGCCGTACGCTGGGTCTACGCCGCACACATACTCGGCTGCTGGGTCTGGGTCTTCCCACACTCGCCATGGGCCGCTTGGACTGTCCACCAGTTTGCCGCCATCGTAGATGCACCGCCGTGGTTGCCTGACGTTGCCCTGTTGCCGGATGATGTCGCGTCCTGAGAAGAACCGTTCGCCGCCCGCTGCTTCCTCAGCGAAGACGTTGATCGCAAGGTCAACACGGTCACGCCGCTTGACCTGCTCACCAAGCCACGGCGTCCATGTGTACTCAGTGCCTGCGACACCAGTGATCGCACCGTCTACGTCGAGACGAGCGATGGCACCGCGTGACTTCTCAGGGTGATCGGTGTACAGCATCTCGACGAGTGTTGGCGTGCCTGTCGCTCGGCCTTGTGCGACCAGTGTCGCGTAGTGCGTTCCCGGCCCGACCGGCGTGCTCACGGCAACCCGACAGGATGTGCAGTCAGCAGCCGATCGCCAAGCAGCCTCGGCGTTCTCAAGTGCAGCGAACTCATCGAACACGACGAGGTTTCTTCGACCTCCGCGTCCAATGTGTGCAGTAGCCGCTTGCCCACTGATCGTCGCGCTGCTGACCGGGTGCTGAAGCATCAAGTGGCGGCGGAACTTTCCGTTGCCTTTAACGAACTCAGCAGCCGGAGCGGGGAGCATCCATGACGGAAGTGTTTCAATCAAGTAGTCGATCTTCCAGAACAGGCAATCAGGGTCGCCGGTGCGATCCACCAAGTCCTCCACACGGCTCACCAGCATGACTTGCCAGTCGTGAAGGAGCCAGCCCCACACGGCCATTGCACACAGGAGCCACGAGGCCCCCATGTCACGGCTCTTGCGGAGGATGACATCGTGGCCGCCTTCGGCTGCTGCCGCGATCGTGCGGGCCGCTGCGGCCTGTATGGGCCAAGGATTGAACGGTACGTCTGGTCGAGATGTCGGATGCTCGATGCCGTACTCATCAACGTCCCGTACATGGAACGTCCAGCAGCAGAATCGCAGGAACAAGACCGGGTCGGCGCGGAACGCAGCGAGCAGGTCGGCACGATCCTTGCCAGTGGCAAGCATCACGTTCCGGCGAGCCGAAGCGATCGTCTTGTCAGACTCAGTCAGTTGCAATCCATCGATCCAATAATTCCATGCCACGACTCGACTCGCCAGATTCGATCTTGATCGGCCCACCGCCGGGGCCAGATTGCTCGACGCTCAATCGATCGCGATACTCATCAGGACGCAGTGCTTGGAGCCTGAACTTGAGCAATTGTGCCTGCGGAGAAGTCAGATCATTTTCTCCGCTCGCAGTTGCATCCAGTACCGCCTCCAACTTGTCTGCTTGGTAGGCCTTGCAAGTCGCATAATCAAACGCAAACTGCTCATCATGCAGCCTCCAGTACGTTGGAAGGGACATTGAAACACCAACATCGGCACATGCGCGTCTCCAACCAACTAGGACGTAGGCAGTTAGCCAGTCCTGCTTAAGTTGTGCTTTCAACGCCTTGCGCTGCTTTGCAGACGTTTTTGCTTCACCAAGTTGTTCTGGCTTGGTTTTTTGTTCTTGTTCTGAATTCATGCTACCCATAGACAGTCTGTAGCAGGGTTTTATGACGCTTCCACAAATGAATGGAAGTTTTTCTCTATTTAATCCCTTGAACCCACTTGTGCTTGATGAGGGTGTACTGTAGTTTGCTACACATAGTTAGTTCAGGTTCTTTGGCAACCGAATAGATGTGAGACTGACGGGACTGACCCGATCTACTCACACAACGACCACACCACTTCCCAGCGGAAACGCTCGCGAGTGGCTTTACCACAGCAGCCCGATAGGGCAGAAACGAGGACGCAATGAGCGAACTTACAATCACTTGGGAGCGTTGGCACAACATGCCTGAGACATGCTCAAAGAGCATAAGCAAAGCCCACGCCGAGCATCCCGACCATGACGACATGACTCTTTGCGGGCTGCGTATTCCGGCAGAAGGCAACGGCATCGTCCATGAGCATGTATCCACCAATGACAACGACTCATGCAAAAAGTGCGAGCGTATCATTGAGCGAGAAGAGCGAGCCGAGGCCAAACTCATGGCTGACAGGAAAGCCGAATACAACCGCCGAGTACAAGTAGTGTTGAAGGCTGCCAACTGCGAGGACTGGAACCTGTACACCGATTGCAAGCGAGTCGGCGGCTACGGTGATGACCTGCTGGTCGTGACCAAAGTTGAAAAACTCGACTTCAGGTCCGGGACACAGTATCGACTTGAGTGCAAAATGATCGGCGGCAAGGAAGGCGTTCATCACCTTGGCATGGTGGGAAACGGGGAAACCCCTGATTCAATGACCATCAATCACGGTCGCATCCGTGCCCACTGGGAAGGATACAGCACCATGGGTAACTGACCAACCCCACCCACTAGCCGAAAGGCTTGTGGAGTGGCTTTACCACAGCAGCCCAAAGGGCAGAATCGAGAACGCAATGACCAGCACAACAACAACAAAGCCTACCTTCATCGCACGCATGATGTCGAAGCCTGACCTACAGGCTTTGCTTCGAGCCGTTCGCAAGGATGACAACGCGAGCGTTATCAAACTTGATGGTGGCTACGAAGTCACATCGAATGTGAATGGCGAATTGATTCTGAAGGCCATGAACGGGCAGCGGGATTACTTGTGCCGATTGAATAAACGATTCTTCGTAGTCTGACCAACCCCACCCACTAGCCGAAAGGCTTGTGGAGTGGCTTTACCACAGCAGCCCATAGGGCAGAAACGAGAGCACAATGGCAAACGCATTCACAACCGACCTCCTGAGCATGGCGATCACAAGCCGCTTCGCCTACGCCAACTTCACCGAAGACAAGACGAGCACGCCATGTCCGATCACTAACATCGCGACCATGGGCGACGATCTCAAGTTCACCATCGACTTCAGGTGGCGGGAGCGAGACCTGCCCTACTCGGACTATTTTATCCGCATAGATATCGAGTTCAAGCCAGACGGCTGGTATCGCATCCTCAATGCCGAGGGCCACGGCGACCTAAGCGATTGGGTTGATGGTTGGCAGCGACTGGCCCTCTTCACCGACGAACTGGCTGACATGTGCATCTGGGACTTCAACGAAGCGCATTCTGATCAGGATGATGCCTACCGCCAGCACATCATGGGCGACGAGGGACACAATCGAGGCTGACCAACCCCACCCACCAGCCGGAAGGCTCGTGGGTGGCTTCACAACAACAGCCGCATGGCGGCGGAAGGATCTGACCATGAAAGCAACAATCGTTGATGCGTTCACCACCAGACTGAAGGCGAATGACACCGTGACCCTCCCAGAGACCAACTTGCGAGGCCATTGGACAGTGGTAGCCATACACGACTTCGGCACCATTGATGTAACGCGGGATGACCAAAAGTTCTACCGCGTGACAGGCTTGAACCCGGCGATCAATCACTGACTTAACCCCACCCACCAGCCGAAAGGCTTGTGGCGTGGCTTCACAACAACAGCCGCAAAGCGGCGGAAAGGTTCTAACCATGAAAGACCCCCGAACCAAAGCCGACCTACTCAATGACCCAAGGGTTGAGTCAATGTGGAAAGAACCCTTTGATGGTCGGGGACGCGACGAAACATGGTGGTGGCTACAACTTGCCGATGGCTACATACATGATGCTGACCAACGCCAATGCCTACACGAACCAACCATCAAAGACCTATGCGAAAAGATGTGGGATGTCGTGAAAGAATCAGTCGGCAAAGTCTGACCACCCCCACCCACCAGCCGGAAGGCTTGTGGAGTGGTTTCACAACAACAGCCCAAAGGGCAGAGGGAGTTCATCGTGAGCCTAACACTGAAAAAATCAACGTACGTCAAAGGCGTACCTGACGTTTCGGTAGCGTCACACGTTGCCGATCACATCGCTGCTCTACCACTGGCAGAACGTGAGGGAATCATCTTTACGCTTCTGACGAGTGGTGACCAGTCAGCAACAGTCCGAGACATGGTTATCGACTGTGGTAGCCAAGAAATCAAAGACGCCTA